TATGAAAAAGCAAGAGAGATGGACTGGTGTAGTGAGTATGATGACTGGGCTTATGAAGTAAATAGAAATCTTAAGTACTTTGAGATCCCATTAATGCGTAGAGAGTATGCAGTTACATACACACTAGCGCGCTATCAAGAAGTAGAAGTAACAGTGCAGGTAACTGCACGTGATGAAGATGATGCAGAAAACCAGGCAGATGAAGCATATTGTTTAAGTGAATTAATTGAAAAAGCAGATGATGATGAGTGGATAACAAAGAATGAAGAGATTGAAAAAGTAGAAGCACAGGAGATTTAATGAACATCAAAGACGAACCGTGGTTTAACGACCCGTTTGATTGGTATGAGCGAGAAGGATACCCAGAGATTGTAGGTATAGCCGTAACGGATAAGGTAGCACTTGATTTTCTTCAAGCGTTATATCAAATCTATAAACGACTAGAGCGCAATGATAGAACAAAAGCGATGGAAGATGCCAAGCAGCTAGCAATACTGCTACTAGCTAGTGCATTTGATTACGCTGAAGAAGCAATAGATGAATTAATTATACAAGAAGTAGCAGCAGTAGATATAGATGCTGCATTCGCAGAGATGGTAGAGGAACAGAATGACTAGACGTAATCCGTACACAATTATTGGTACGCATAGCGAGTACGAAGTTAATTCAGCACGTGACCTTATGGTTAAAGCTGGACTTGATTGGAAGGTTACATTAGAAAATGTATTTATTAATGAGACTGATCCACTTGAAGTACCAGATAGATATGCAACAGTTAAGTGGACTAATACAGGGTGGACTGAGACAGACCCTACACCATTAGCAATAGTAGGTTCACGATATAAAGTATTACAGAATGATGAGATCTTCTCATGCCTTGACGACATCGTTAACAATAGTGATGCACGTTATGGTGCAGCAGGTGAACTCAAAGGTGGCAACGTAGTATGGGCAACCATTGAACTACCAGCTAACGTAACAGTAGGTGACGATCCACATAATGCATATGTAATTGCACGTACATCACATGATGGTAGTATGCCATTCCAAATGACACCAGTTGTCAATCGTATTGGATGCACCAATCAGATCAATGCTGCCATGATGAGTGGTAAAGCTAAGGGTATTTACTACCGTGTTAAGCATAGCCCTAACAGTAGCATTAACCCAGATGATATTAGAAAAGCATTCAAGATTATGAATGAAGATGTTCAGAAGTATGCAACAGTATCATCACACCTACGTTCAATTGAATTCAGTAGTGATGAGTTCAAGAACTTTATCAAGCGAGTGTACCCACTACCTAGCAAGATCGAGTTCTCACCATACGAGATGCTCAGTGCAGGTGAACGTACATCTAAAACAAGAGTAGAACGTAACAGACTTAGTGCTTGGAACGTATGGATTGGTGAGACAGACACGCAACACAACATTAAGAACACTAAGTTTGGTGCATTCCAAGCTATCGTAGAAGCAACCGATCACTTCAGTAAAGACTATAGCAAGCAAGCAGGCAAAATGATTCTTGGCACAGACATAGCCGTAAAGTCACGAGCACTACAACTATTAGGAGTAGGCAATGGATGATGATAATGTAATTGAAATTATAGGATACCGAACAGAAGAACTACCTGAAGATCACTTTGCTATTGATGGATTCAGAGCTGATGTATTACTAAGTCCAGATACATTAGAGTATTTACAAAAGATTAATGAAGTTGTTATGGAAGGTGAATGCATGTGGTTCAAAAGTTTAACTACATGTAGATACGATCCACATACAGGAGATGTGTTTGATGTTTCAGATTAATGAGAATGAAACACCAGCATGTGAAGGTATGGATGTTAACTTCTTCTACCCAGTAGGAGAGAACAACGAAGACAATGCATGGGCAAAAGATAATGTTTATCCACAGCTGAGGAAAGTCTGTGCAAACTGTGATGTTCTAGAAAAATGTAGAGACTGGGGTATCAGGCATGAAGAGTGGGGTTTCTGGGGTGGCATGTCCGTCTATGAACGCCGTCAATGGAGAAGAAAATATAACATCAAGTTAGAACAAGCGTGGACCTCAGGGTTCTTGAAAGGAATTTAAATGGAATGCTGTAACATGGACATAGAAGAACTATACAAGCAGGAAGATGAAGATGTCTGCGAGTCATGCTATGATCGTATCGAAGCACACATAGAAGACATGATGCTTAGTAGAGCCAAAGAAGATTTCTATGATAGGAATAAAAGATATGATTAAAATAAATGGATACGAACTACCAGCACACGTATCTTATTCGGCACTAACAACTTACCTTGACTGTGGTTGGAAGTATTATCTAACCCGTGTTGAAAAACTAATCGAGCAACCAACATGGTATCTCGCAGGTGGTAGTGCAGTACATACAGCTACCGAGATGTATGATAAAGAACTATTTGAAACAGAAGGTAAGTAATGAACAAGTATTGGGAAGCAGCATGGGCTGCACAACAAGCAGAACAGCTAACAAAAACAGGTGTTGATCAGGGAAAATGGAAAGCATCTGGTCGTGCAACTAAAGCTAATCCCAATAAAGAAGATGGTGATTGGTGGAACGTTGAAGGTTCTAAAATGGTTGACTCATGGATTACATGGCGTAATGGTACGCATCCACTAACTATGTGGGAGGTACAACCTGGAGTACCAGCAATTGAACTAGCACTTACACCTATCTGGAATAACATACCAGTACAGATGCACATTGACAGAGTTATGATTAACCCTGATGGTGAACTAATTGTATTAGATATCAAGACGGGTGTACGTACCCCATCATCAGACTTACAGTTAGCTTTCTATGCTGCAGGTATGGAAGAAATGTTGGGCATTCGTCCACGCTATGGTGCATACTGGATGGCTAGAGCTGGACAGACCAGTGAACTAATTGACCTAGACTATTTTACTAAAGATAATATCATTGACATTGTTACTAAGTTTGACACGGCTCGCAAGCAGGAACTGTTCATACCTAACCTCAATCACTGTATAATGTGTAACGTAAAAGACCAATGCAAATACAAAAGAAAAGGATAACAAGCAACATGTTCGTTCGGAAAAGCAAGTACGAATTTCTTCAATATGAATTAGATGAAGCAAATGCAGAAATAGATGTTATGCAATTACTCATTCATCAAATGGGAAAAGAAATAGCAGAAGCACGTAAAGCAAAAGCTAAAGAAAGACATCCATCTTCACCAAAGAAAACAACAACAAAGAAAGTAGATAAGAATGGAAAGTAGTTACGTAGTAAATGTAAAGACCAAAGTAGGTACTATTATTACTGTTCGCGGTGCTGATGCTACCGAGTTTGAAAATAATATCAACGCTCTTATTGGTAACGGTGTTAATAATAGCATCGCTGCAATGGAAGAGTTGTTTCTTAACGTGCAACCCAGTCAACCCAGTAGATCAGGAATTGATACAGTGGTTGATGCGCTAGGTGGTACGGTAATTAGTGAGACACCAATCCCAGTAGCAGCACCAGCAGCAGCGTTCGCACCAGTCGCACCACCAGTAAGTAATGCAACTATTACAGCAGGCTTAGCCAGCAGGTCTTGTATTCATGGAGTTATGACTAAGCGAGCAGGAGAAGGACAGTATGGTCCTTACAAAGCATTCATGTGTCCAACACCAAAGGGTACACCAGACCAGTGTAAGGCTGTTTACTTAAAGCCAAACGACCCAGACTACGCTACGTTCTAGTCGCATAGGTTTGACTGGGTAGTGTAGTGGGGAAGGCTACCTACCCAGTCAATTATTTATTGGGAGATAAATGAAAACATTAAGCAGAGCAGTAGGTCGTCCTGACATTGGTGGTGAGCCAATGCCTACAGTATTCAGGACATTTGATAACAACCAGATTGTATTGCGTAGAGCAGAAGTAAGTATGATTGCAGGCACACCAGGTGCAGGTAAGTCAACGCTTGCTTTAGCTTTAGCCCTACGTATGCAAGCACCAACGCTATACCTATCAGCAGATACTAATGCTCACACTATGGCTATGCGTTTATATTCCATGATCACAGGAGTGTCACAGAGTGAAGCAGAAAAAATCATATCGGAAGACCCAGACAATTCTAGGAATAATCTTGCTCTTGCCAGCCATATTTATTGGAGCTTTGATAGTGCCCCTAGTCTTAGTGATATCGACGATGAGGTTACCGCAATTGAGGAGTTACTTGGAGAAGCACCTGCCTTAATTGTTATTGATAACCTTATGGATATTAGTATGGACGGCGGAGAAGAATTCAGTAACATGCGTAGTGCACTTAAAGAACTTAAGTACTTAGCAAGAGACACCAACGCCGCTATCTTAGTCTTACATCACACACAAGAAGGTTATGTCGGAGACCCATGCCAACCAAGATCATCTTTGCAAGGCAAGGTAGCACAGTTACCTGCACTAATCCTTACCGTTGGACAGAGCAATGGATTGCTAGGTGTAGCTGCAGTAAAGAATAGGTACGGTAGAGCAGACCAGTCTGGTAAGACACCAGTATGGTTACAATTTAATCCAGAGTATATGTTCATAGCAGATCTAGAGGAGGCGAGATAATGGAACGCATCAATTGGGATACCAATAATCCAGTAGAGTATGACGACGACGATGAGTAAATCAAAACAGAAAGGTACATCTGCTGAGACAGCAGTAGTTAATTGGTTACTAAGTAAGGGACGTAAGCACGTTGAAAGAAGATCCCTTAATGGTGCTAATGACAGAGGTGACATAGCAGGTGTACCTGGAGTTGTACTTGAGGTAAAGAACTGTGTCAAGATAGAACTATCAGCATGGTTAAAAGAACTAGAAGCTGAAATGATTAATGACAAAGCTGACACAGGTGTAGTGATACACAAAAAGAAAGGTACTACAGATGTAGGTTTGTGGTACGCAACTATGCCAGTATCGGTATGGTTTAAACTAATAGAAGAAGCAGGATACTAATGGATGTACCACCAATTGCTGCAATCATAGAGCACTACGGTGGTAGATTACGTAGAGACTATGGCAGTTGGCAAAAGATTAAGTGTCCATTCCATAACGATAGCCATGCATCAGCAGGCGTATCAGTTACAGATAACATCTTTGTATGTCATGGCTGTGGAGTAAAAGGAAATGCATTTAACGTAATCAAAATACACGAAGGAGTTAAGTACGGTGAAGCTATCAAGATCGCAGAAAGTATTACTGGAGAAAGCTACAAGTCATTACGAGGAGTACCTTCCATTGGCAGAAGAGTATCTAGCCAAGCGAGGGATAAGTCTAAAGACGGCTCAAGAGATTCGATTAGGAGTCGTCGTTGATCCACTAGCAGGACAAGAAGCATTTGTAAATAGACTTGCTATTCCATACCTAACACCAACAGGTCCAGTAGATGTAAGATTTAGATCAATGGGATTAGAAGAACCTAAGTACATGGGTATGCCAGGAACTTCTACTAGACTATACAATGTGAATGCCCTGCATACAGCAGGTAATTTTATAGCAGTATGTGAAGGAGAAATAGATGCTATCACTCTTAGTTATTCTTGCGGTATTCCTGCTGTGGGTGTGCCTGGAGCTAATGCTTGGAAGAGGCACTACGGAAGATTACTGGCAGACTTTGAAACTATCTATGTGTTTGCTGACGGTGATCAGCCTGGCTCTGATTTTGCAAAGAGTCTAAGTAAAGAGTTTAATAGTGTTATCATTATGCAGATGCCTGAAGGTGAGGATGTTAACTCAATGTACTTACGTAATGGATCTGGTTACTTCACAGAAAAGATTGCAGCATGACAACTAAAGAAGACTTAAAAGAACTAGAAGAACACGAAGCTAAACTAAAGGATTACAATGCAGGACTTCAGCGAACAAGAAATCAACCACATCTTCCAAGCCCTGATCAATATGGGACTTCAAGTTGTGGATGTCAAATATGCGAACGGACTTACACTAACACTAAAGAGACCAACGCTAAAATAAAACCACCATTAGAGTTTGAAGCTGCCGTCATAGCTCGCAAAGCTATTGATTTGCTAGTACAAAAGCATGATGATTACGGACCAGATAATATTTCAGAT